CAACACAATGGATGTCCCGTTTCGGTTCATCCCCTGCATGGTTGCAGGTTTGGCCTACCATCTTGCCATGAAGGTGCCGACTGGTATTGAACGCTTACCAATGCTGAAGCAGCAGTACGACGAAGCATGGGCTTTGGCTTCTGAAGAGGACCGCGAGAAAGCAGCGGTGCGTTTTGTGCCGCGCCAGCAATTTATTGGGTAGAGCATGGGCAATAGGTTTGCTTCTGGTAAGAGTAGCATTGCGGAGTGTGACCGCTGCGGGCAGAGATATAAGCTGAAGCAACTGAAGAAAGAGATCATCAAGCTAAAGACTTTTAACCTCTTAGTTTGCCCAGAATGCTGGGACCCAGATCACCCGCAGTTGCAGCTAGGCATGTTCCCCGTAGATGACCCGCAAGCAGTACGCAACCCACGGCACGACCAGACCTACCTTGTTTCTGGCCCTAACAGCGCGGGGAACCCCTCTGGCGGGTCACGAGATATACAATGGGGTTGGAATCCAGTAGGGGGTTCGCAACTTTTTGATGACGCATTGACACCCAACTATTTGGTGGCAGCATTGGAACTTGGTTCAGTTACAGTAACTTAGGAGTTGATATGGACAAGGCAGACATGAAGCAGGACAAGAAGATGATGGCTGGGGCTGTGAATAAGCATGAAAAGCGTATGCACCCCGGCAAAACCCCAACCAAGTTTGCCCAAGGTGGCAAGACCGACATGGACATGATGAAGTACGGTCGTGGCATGGCTAAAGTGATGAACCAGAAATCTGGTCGTGGAGGTTAATCATGGCTACATTTAGTCAAAAACAAGGCGGTAAAGAAGTTGGCGATGCTGCCGTTTATGCCAAACCTCACACCATGACAGGTAAAAATGTAACCGTGGAAGCGAACCCCGGCAAAGGCAAGGATATGAGCATGTTGAGCAATGTTCGTGCTTCGATTGGAAGCCTTTCTAACTGTGAGCAGCCAACCACAAAAACCACCGGCATTGTGACTCGCGGTAACGGCGCGGCCACTAAAGGCACAATGGCTCGGGGTCCGATGGCATGAATTACGCTGCGTTGGTTGCCGCTGTTTCATCGTATACGGAAAACACTTTTCCTACGGTGAACATGAATGTGTTTATTACACAGGCAGAGCAACGTATATTTAACTCGATGCAGTTTCCTGTGGCGCAAAAAAGCACAACGCTGACGTTTGTTAACGGTAGCCCGTACCTAAACTGCCCTGATGATTTCTTGTCGGCGCGGTCATTAGCTGTTATTAGCAGCGCCGGGGTTTACGATTTCTTGTTGAACAAAGATGCAAACTTTATTCGTGAGGCGTACCCAACGGTTGCGGCAACTGGGACCCCAAAATACTATGCTATTTTTGGCCCACAAGTATCGGGTGCGACCCCAACTACAGAACTACGGTTTATCCTAGGCCCAACACCCAGCGCTGCGTTGTCTGCAGAGTTAAATTACTTCTACTACCCGGAGTCCATTGTCATTGCCTCAACCACATGGTTGGGGGACAACTTTGACTCGGTTCTCCTGTACGGCACACTGGTAGAAGCCTACACCTACATGAAAGGCGAAGCGGATATTATTGCGCTGTACGATGGCAAATATAAAGAAGCATTAACCCTTGCCAAACGGTTAATAGACGGGCTCGACAGACAAGATGTATATCGCAGTGGGCAAACTAGGGTTCCAGTAACATGATTGCCCAAACCCTAACCACATCCTTCAAGCAGCAACTGCTTAAAGCGGTACATGACTTTGACACAGACACCTTCTATATGGCGCTGTACACAGCCAATGCCGATATAGGGGCAGCGACGACCGTTTACACAGCGACCGGGGAGATTACAGGCACGGGCTACACCGCAACAGGTCAGGTGATGACGGGCATCTCAGTCAGTGTCACAGATACCACAGCCTTTGTAAACTTCAGCAATGTGGTCTGGACGACAGGTGCGTTTACAGCACGGGGTGCGCTGATTTACAATTCATCTAAGAGCAACAAATCGGTGGCAGTATTGGACTTTGGCGCTGACAAAACCACTACCTCCTCGTTCACAGTTGTCATGCCTACCAACTCATACACCACCTCATTGATTCGTTTACCGTAATAGGAGCAACACATGACGATTACACCTACTGCTCTACTGAGTTTACCAATTATTACAACAGGCACTGAGTCTGGCACTTGGGGCGATGTTGTTGATAACGGCCTTACGTCCTATTTGGATATAGCCATTGCTGGCGGGTTATCCGTCGTAATTACTACTGCGGATGTTACGCTAGCTAACACTGCAGGTACGAGTGCGGCAACGGGCATTATTTCAACTACGGCGCAATACGCTATTTTGAACATATCAGGGGCTAAAACAGCAGCGCGGAACCTAAACTTGCCCATCTCAAGTAGGGAATACACCATCAACAACGCGGGTACAGGCGGTTTCCTGTTGACTGTCCGCGGCGTAACTCCTACTACTGGGGTTACTTTGGTTGACGGCGAGAAAGCCATTGTTGCTTGGAACGGTTCAGACTACGTAAAAATAGTTTCTTCAGTAGCTACGGCTTTGACTGGCGTATTGGCGGTTGCAAATGGGGGTACAGGCACCACCACACCTTCAATTGTTGCTGGTACAAACGTAACGGTTTCAGGCACATGGCCCAACCAGACAATCAATTCATCCGGTGGCGGTGGTGGTAGCGGCACTGTCACCAGCGTTGCGGCTTCTGTACCTGCATTTTTATCGGTAGCTGGCAGTCCCATTACCACCACTGGCACACTAGCGATTACTTTATCGGGCACAGCGCTACCGGTAGCCAATGGTGGTACTGGGACCACTACACCTTCAATTGTTGCTGGTACAAACGTAACGGTTTCAGGTACATGGCCCAATCAAACAATCAATGCATCTGGAAGTGGTGGTAGTTCGGGGGCAGCGGCAACAGTTTTTACCACAACAGGTACGTTCACCATTCCTACTGGCGTAACAGAAGTTAAAGTTACCGTAGTTGGCGGGGGCGGGGGCGGGGGCGGTGGTACCACCGGAGCCTGTGTTACCTATAACGGTATTGGCGGTGGCGGTGGCGGCGCTGCGGTTAAATGGCTTACCGGGCTTACTCCGGGGTCCACTATTGCAGTTACTGTTGGCACTGGAGGCGCTGGAGGCAGCGGCGGTGCAGGCGCAACTGGCATTACATCGTCTGTCGCTTCTGGGACTCAGACTATATCCACTGTATCGGCTACAGGCGGCGTTGGTGGTAGTGGTACTGGCGGGATAACAGCCCTCGGTGGGACAGGCGCGGCTGGCGATCTAAATATTGGGGGGGATGCCGGTAACGTTTACACGGGCGGAACCTCAATAGTAGGCGGGGGTGGATCATGTGGTGTTTCTGGTACTGGCACCGCAGGGCGTCTTTATGGTGGCGGTGGTGGTGGTAGCGGCGTTTCCCTAACAGGCGCTGCGGGCGCTGCCGGTGCCGTGTTCTTTGAGTATTGATCGGGAATAACATGAAAAATGCAATGATTTGCCCAAATGAGCCAGCTTATGATGATTACACCGGCCAGATTATTGGTTGGCGTGTAGCGCAAGTAGAGCCAGACGGCCAAACTTCTCCAGTAGGAGACCCTTGCTTTTGGGTAGCTTGCGCCGATGATGTTGTAGCGGATCAGTTTTACTATGACCCAAATACAACGCAAATACTGCCTAAGCCCCCACGCCCGTCTACAGCGCAACCTATTTCTTCTGGTACTCAAACGGTATGAAGCAACTAGCGCCCGCGCATACGTTTACGTACAACGGGTCTACCTTTAACGTCTACCTAGCCAATACGGGTGAGGGGCTCCCTAAACACGAGCACACCTTTAACCATTTGACTATGTGCAACGCAGGTTCTTGTGCGGTGCGAAAAGCCAACCGAGAGCTTGTGGTCGATAAGTACACACAGCCAATTGACCTAACTGCAAATGAATGGCATGAGATCGAAGCACTAGAAGACAACACGGTGTTTGTAAACGTGTTTGCTGAAGGCCAGTATTAGGGCGCTCCTATGGAATTTCTAGAAGCACTGGCAAAGGGTTGGCCCATGCTGCTGGCGCTGATAACGCTCATCATTGTGTTGGCTAAGATGGATATAAAGATTGCCGTGCTGGAAGAAAAGGTCAAAAGCCTGTTTGAGATTTTTAACCGTAAAGACAAATGATTGATTTAACCAAAGTTATCGGAGCCGTTGCCGCAAGCATTGCAGCGATTGGCGGCGGTTACACGCTTGCCGACAAGTTTGGTTGGTTTGACCGGGCTATTCTGGAGTGGTCACCAGAGCATTTTAAGATCACAGCAGCCGCTGGACAGCCCATCAACGTCACAGTAGCCCGTATCAAAAAGCGGGACGACTGCTCTGTTGAAAGTTTTACGCCGAGCATCAGGGACGCCGCTGGCATGGTGCATGAGGCAACGACAACGGCAAGCAAGTTCAGCGGCCCAGCAGGGCCACAGATTGATACTTTTTCCTACCAGTTGACGATGGTCAGAAAAGAAAAGATTGCACCCGGCACAGCTACGCTGCTGGCAACGATCAAATACAAATGCCCCGAGGGTGAGCGTGTTGTTCAATACCCTCGCCATGCAAATTTAAGTTTTGACCTTAGAGGCTAATCATGCTAACCCTACTCTCAACCCTGATCTCCTTCCTCGCTGGTGGCCTGCCCAAGCTGCTTGGTTTCTTCCAAGACCGTGCAGATAAGAGCCACGAACTCACAATGGCAAGGCTCCAGACGGAGCGTGAGCTTGAGCTACGCAAGGCTGGCTTTGAGGCCCAGCAGCGGGTGGAAGAGATCAGAGTTGAGGGTCAGGCCATCGAAGCCGAGGCATCAGAACGCGCTGCACTCTACGCGCATGACATAGCGATAGGACAGGGTGCATCACAGTGGATGGTCAACCTGCGCTCCGGTGTCAGGCCAGTGCTGACCTACGGTTTCTTCCTGTTGTTTGCCTTCGTAGAAATCGGCGGCTTTGTTTACGCATGGCATCGGGACATTGCATTTGATGTGTTAATTGCTAAGCTGTGGGATGCCGACACCCAGATCATCTTTGCCAGCATCATTAGTTTCCACTTCGGTGGCAGAGCGTTCAAAGGTGGTAAAGATTGAAAGTCTCCGACCGCTGCAAAGAGATGATCAAACATCACGAGGGTTTGAGGCTAAAGCCGTACCGTTGTCCAGCGCGGCTCTGGACTGTTGGCGTTGGAAGGGTTTTATATGCAATTCAAGGTCGTTTACCTTTGGATCAAAGAGACGCTTACCCGTTGGAGCCGAATGACAACCGTACTTTTTCAAAAGACGAAGTAGATGGAACCCTTGCTTTTGATCT